CGACGAGAATCGAGCGTACCGTCCTTAATAAATCCGTTGAGAGCAACTACAAGATTTTGTCTTGCGCCGTCGGTCAATGTTGAAACCTTTTCCGCGATCTCACCATCTGTCCAACTGCAAGCCTCGTCAAAGGTTGTGGGGTCGATAAAGTTCTTGTAATAAGTTTCGATAGCAAGAGCCTTATAGATATCTGCCGGTTTTGCTTTGCAATCCGAATCGTCCGACACGCCGACGATAACTATCCACTGGTTTTTGAAATAGCCTACGTCTTGTGCCTTCATAGTTTTGAGGTCTGACATCGACATGAATTGTATATCGCCGATATGTTCCCAAACAAAAGTCTCTTGGCTTCTTGGATTTTTGTAGCATAACACGCCGTAGAATCCGCTCTTAACTTTTATAGAAACGCCGTCCTCGATCTTTACTGGTCTTGGCTGTGTTTTAGTGTTTTTTGTTTCTTCTGACATTCCCTTGTTCTCCTTATTTTTCAAAATTAAAAATGGGCAAGCGCATACTAATACACGCCTGCCCACTTATTTTATCGTTCAGATTAGGCGCTGAACGTGAATACGCCCATAGCTTCCGCGCACGCTACGCCGACGCCCATAGGCTGACCGTAAACATACTCTTTCGTCAAGTCTTGGTTATCCGTAGCTTCGCCCTCAATCATGAGACCTTCGCCTTCGTTAACCACCTTAACGGGTTTATCGCCGCCTGCGATAATGAAGAGTTTGCTGTCGTTCATAGCGAACTTGGTAGTTCCAGGTTTGTGAACCTGTCTTAACGCAATCATTTCGTTGCCGTTAAACTTGCCGAAGTAGCCCATATTGTAAAGGTCACTCTTTGCTTCGTCGGACACAACCGCATTGGGAACCTTGCGAAGAGCCGCCTTCGTTCCGTAAATGCGGGCGGTTTTACCGGTAGCCGCCTCGATGTGCGCAATGAGTTCCAAAAGCTTGTCCTCTGCGCCCGCCACGTTGGCTGCCACTACGTAGTCTGCGTTAAGACCAACGGTATCCGTTGCGATAGCGTCGATAGCCTTGTAAGCGTCCGCAAGGATTTGCTGTTTGAAAGATTTTGCAAGACGGTCAACGAAGGTATCGAACGAGATACGTCCCGCAAGCAAGCGATTCAGTTCCTCGTACACGCGAGCAATCTTCATAGAAGTTTTAACGGTCACTTTTTGCGACTCGTCAATTCTTTGACGTCTCACGCCCTTGATGCCGGCAGCCGCGTCCGCAACGGCGAACAGAGAATTACCTTCAACCTCGAACTCCTGTTCGTCGCCGTCCGCGATATTTCTGTAGTCCACAAGCGAGAAGATAACGTCTTCGTCTTTGAACCCTTCGTCGATTATCGTAGGAATGAGTTCCTCGATAAGCGCATAAACCTGACTTCCGCGATAGAAGTTCTTGATGTTGATTTTGTTCGAGCCGCCGTTCGCCTCGATAAGCGCATTACGGATGGCGTCGGAAGTTTGACCCTTGGTATAATTTTCTTGATATGTACCTTTAACGGCATCAATCATAACTTGTAAAAGTTCCATTATATGTTTTCTCCTTTCCTTATTTTAATTTTTTCTTAGGCTACTTCGATAACAAAATAATTGCCTTCGATAGCCATGACTTTGCCGACCGTGGTAGAGCCGCTTGTTGCAGTTTTCACGACCTTAAGCTTCGTGCCAGCCTGCGCTTCGACAACCGAACCCACAGCCGCTTCGCCGTCGAGTGCTTCTTTGGATACCGAGAAGATATCGCCGGAAGTCAAACGGTAGCAACGGATTGCTTCGCCCTTTTTGTTGGTAAATTCGCCCAAGCCGTAGTAGGTCTTGTCCTTAACAACCTCTGGAGTTGCGACAAGATACAAGTCGCGAAGTTTTGTAGTGGCGGTAGGCGCCGTAGCCTTTCTGAGTTCTCTTTCTCCTTCAAGATAATCGCCGAGCGTAACGATGTTTCCGTTTTCGATTTCTGCCTCTTCGCTGCCTTTGTAGAATTTTGCAGAAGCGAGGTCTTTAGCAACAACTGTTCCCGACATATTATCGGTTCTTACATAAGCGTACATATTTGTTTCTCCTTATTCCTTAATTTATTTTTTATTTGGAGCAAGATATTTCGACATGAATTCGTCATACTCGCTCTGCTTTGATTTTGCTTCAAATCCAACGGGAATGCGCACTTTGTCAAGGGATTTCTTTTCGATATTCCCCGCATTCTTTCCGCGAATCGCATAAAGTTTTTCGGTTAAAGCCTCAACGCTTTCAAACGTCATAGCGTCTTTAACCACCGCCTTATATTCGTCAATTTCTCCAAGATCGGAGAACTCCGAAATAACTGCGGCATATGATTGTCTTTTGTCTTCTTCCAGTCTATCGGCTTTGTACTGCACAAGTTCCGCAAGTTGCGCCTTATCCGCCGTGAGTTTATCTTCGTCTGCCTTAGTCAGCCAAACCTGTCTTACTTTTTCGTTGCGTGCCATATCAAGTACGGCTTTATCATCAGCAAAAGCATAGGGAATTCTTATCATTCCTCTTTCTTCTGCAATATCGACGCCGGCAAAATGGAAACAAGAGTAGACATAAGTGTCATCGAAATCAACAAGACAATACCATATGTAGGATTTTTCGTCGTGCATCTCATAAGCTCCGAGAGCTTTATATAAAGCATCGCGTTTTTCCTCATAAGTAAGCTCAACCGAGAACTTCAAAGGTTCATTAGTAGCGGGTTCTCCTGTAGAGTTTTCGCCATTTTCTGTGAATGTCTCTGGTTCTTGTGCAGGTTCGTTAGCACCAGCGTCCTCGCCGGTAGCCACATCATTATCTTCGGGTTCTCCACCCTCCGCCGATGTATCTGCTTGATTGTCTTGGGAATAAAGTTCCTTGATTTTCTCCCTTAATTCATCTTCCGTCATCTCTTCCGCAACTTCAAAAGATAAAACAGTGTCTTCGGCTAAACCGAATTCGAGTAAAATCTTTTTGATAGTTTCAGTGTTCAATGCTTTTTTTCCTCCTTTCACGACGTCAACCGCCGAATAACTTTTTGCCAACTGTTCCTTAAATTCCGTAAACAGCTCAAGCCAATTTCCCTCGTCGGAGAATTTATATGGCTCAACCCTCGCAGACTTAAAACATGGCACCACGTTCTTGGTTGCATCATCGCTCTTACCAAGCAAACATAATGCGGAGAATTGGAATTTGTTTACTTCCAATCCCTCTGGTGTCTTCTTTGTATCAGAAGGCAAAATCTCCATACTTTGAGCAAAATAGATATCCTCATCGTAACGTGCGTCAAGCAATTCAGGGTATCTGCCCGTCCAAAGAATTATGTCTGCAACCAAATAGGTGTTTTTAGTACCGTCTGCTTCTTCCACTTCTTCATAGTGGACATTGTCTTGCTGTGGAACTGTACCATACGGAACAGTAACCGATGTGAATTTATATTTACCGTCGGCATCTTTCTCAAGTATTATATCGTGACCGCCGAGACGGATAACGCCGTCTTCGTCCATATATAAATGTCCTACAACCGGAATGTTAAATAACGTAGGCAAAGCATCATCGACAGCTTCTTTCGAGATGATTGTCTTGTTGACATTTTTACCAAGCGCCATTACATAACACTTACACAGTGTCAGTTGGTCGTTGATAGGTTTGACAGGCTTAATCTTAGCTTTGAACGTAATTTCTATAAGTTTCTTTTCCATTAGCCTATCCTCCTCAGAAAAATAACGAGCCATCTTGAACGACAATTATTGCCTCTTGATAATTTTTCTCCCCACAGAAGCCGCGGATTGCCTCTATAAGTTCTGGAGACTCTTCAAAACAATAAACTGTCTGATTGCCGTTAACTTTTTCCTCTATATATGAAAAACCGCCATCACTTAAAGCGTTGGCGATTCTTTCATCAAATAATTTTATGAATTTTGTGTTCATACTCCACCTCACCTATTTGCATTTGTATCGTCGTCGCGTGTTGCTTCGCCCGCGTCACCCAAATCATTGTCTGAACTCTTGGGTCTACCGGCTTCGTCATCACCGCCGCCCGACGTGTATGAAGTTTTCAATGGACGCAATTTATCGAAAGGTATAATTTCACTTTCGATATATGAAAGCCCCTCAATATCACACTGTGGAATGCCGAGCGTGGCAGCATATTGTGACTTGCCTATGCCAAACGCAACCGCTTCCTTGTAATATTTCAAATGCTCCTCTTTGTTAAATACTGTAATAGGTAAAATGGTAATCTTAAATTTCGTTGTACCTGAAAATCCTACCTTCAAGTATCTGTTGATCACTTTCTCGACTTGTTGTACTATTCCGAGAACGTATGTCTCATCATTTTTAATAGCCAACTTCGCTACACCGCTTGTATCGTTCTCTCTTCCGTGCAGCAAACCAGATGTACCAGCCGTTGACCAGAAGTTTGCCACAGCATTAGAAAGATCATCTACATCCGCCACACCGCTTTTATTCTCAAAACTAAATGTTTCAAATTCAAACGGAGACAAAGCGAGACCAACATTGTCGCCAAGCGCATTCGCTATATGCGCATAATACTTCTGCACAACATCGTCTGGCATTAACTGGTTGCCTTTATCATCTACTGGCACTTTACCCGCAAGCATCTTGTAATTCTTTAAATCTGTCGAGGTCTCTAGGAGTGCTTCCGTATTGGCGATTGTGTAAAGCGACGGCATTACTGCCGCAAACGGCGGTATTGTATAATCGATTAAGGTGCTATCTGCCTTGATACAAACAGAAATCTCAACTGGAACCTCTTGCCATTGGTCACCCGTAGCGATGTAATTGTTATACATCTTCGTAAATTCCGCTGGATAAAATTCGAGCTTGCTTGCAATTTTGGTCATATCAACCTTATATAAGAAACTTCCATCGCATATTGATGTGATTCTACAATAATCGGGGTCTATTTGCTGGATGAAAGCAGAGTTGTTGTCGCTAAGCAAAACGCCATAGAACGCCCCGTCACGTAAGGCGATGAGAATTTCCTCTCTTAGGATAGTTGGTATATTCATAAGCTCTATCGCTTTTGAAACCTTTCTATACTGCTTAACGAAATTATCTTTTACGGCTTCACCATTAAATCCCAGCGGGGAAATAACGTAAGCACCGGTATAAAGTCCGGCATAATAATTCAACAACCTGTTGTAGTGCATCGAAGACAAATACATATAGTTCGATGCGTCGCGCAAACTCTTTTCGTTGGATGAACTCGTTGGTGATTGCAACCACTTGATGATGTTCTCTTTGGTGTAAACAGAATACGAGCGTGATTTTTTTGAAGAAGCATTCTGAGGGTTATATGTAATTTGACGCATTAACGCTTTCGCAAAATACAACGGCATTTCAACCATTCTTTGCTGGCTGTTGCGGTTCTGATTGTTTCTTCGATTGTTTGGTCTATTGTTGTTTCTGCGACCGCGATTGTCATTTTCTTTCGCCATTACCTTCCTCCTCTATAGTTTCTGCTTATTTTTGGCGCCCTGAATTTTAGCACCAAGTTTTCTGTATTGTTTTTTGCAGAGAGTGCAATTTCTCTCTCTATGGCTTTCGCTACAAAAATATTGTAGCTTAAGCTACTATATCTATCCTTTCGCATACCAGATTTTTCTTTGACTCTGATTACATTATTCTTTGTTTCGTATTCCAAATTTACAAGCTCGTTTACGAGTAATGTGGTATGTATATAAGGTAGCTTAAATTGTAAAGATTCGGGCGTCTGCAACGAAGCATATCCCTTGATAATATTGTGCAGGAACTCGTCCGCATCAAACTCCGAAACCAAGAGCCTAACTTGCCCTTGTTTCAATGCCTCGCGTAATCCAAGCGCACAAGAGGAGTTAAACTCTGGAGCGCCCTTAACTGCCCAAATCATTTTGGGTGCATTCGGTACGGCGCAACGTTTTGCTATTTCTTCATCATTACAACAAGACAATGCTCCATATGTGTCGCCTGTCGCTTGATCGTATATATCGCCCATTAGCGCATCGACAACGCCAAGACCAAGCCCCGTTCTATCGATAACCAAGTAATCGCAATCAAACTCTGCGAATAACTTACGTATGACAAGAGCCTGCGCCTCAGTTCGCAAGCCCTCGTTGTTTTCAGTATAGACAATGTTGTTAATATACCTACCCGACGATGTTGGTAACATCTGGTTGATAAAGATCGACGTAGCGTCGTTCTTGTTTTTCCCAGAAGCCATCAACGCTATATCGGCAGATAAAATACGTTTTTCGCCCTCTCGTTTTGGAGGTATGCGCAACTGTTTGTCTTGATGTTTGCCAATTATATAGCTCGGATAGAATGGATGTTGAATGAGCCGGTTCTTATCTATCTCATCAAAACTGTACAACCCGCTGCTTGCCTGCGACCAGAACAAAGCACACATTTCCATATGGAACTGAACTTCGTTAAAGTCGGCTTCCGACATTTCGTCTTCGACCCTCTCTTTATCAAGTAAATTCTCTTTAATGGCAAGCTGATATGGCATTGAGCAACAGAAGTAACTTCTGCCGCGCATCATTTGGACGACGTAAGATTGAACGTGTTTGTAGCTCCAGTGAGCCTCATACCAACAACTACTTGCATAAAGTTCTTTTGTTCTCTCAATCGGATAATTTGCATATTCCGGCTTATCCATAAACCCTGGATGTCTTGGCGACGTTAAGAATTTACGGAGGACTGTATCAATAGTGTTTTTGTCCACCATACGATATTCGTCCACTATGAGTATTGTAGCCCTATTATGTCTTGCCGAGTCTGCGGCAGTAACAACTTTGATTATCGATCCGTTCCTAAACCCGACGAATGACTCCGCTTGGTTTGATTTTACTTCCCCTATCTCCATCCGCAAATTTGCAGACATAGGCATAAGTATTGTTTGTATCTTATCTATAATTTCGATTGCTTGTCCACGTGTTTTCGACGCAAGACAAATAGTCGTACCTGGAAATAGAATACAATAGCAAACACAAAATATCGAAAGTAAAAATGATTTACCACCACCACGACTTGCAAGATAAATCGAGTTGACCTTTCTGAACATTTCGTTCAGTATTATCTGTTGGAATTTTTTCAACTTCAAACCAAGATAATCGCGTGCAAACCTATGCGGATTTGCCCGATAGAACGATGCCCAAGTAGCAACCCCTTCCATCATTCGCTTCTGTTTTTCTCTTTTAATCTCTGCGTCTGTCTGTCTTTCGGTCGCTACGCTCATTCCTTCTTATCTCCTTTGTTGCTATACTTTTCAAGCAAGGATATATCGACCGCATCTTCTTCCCCGTCGTATTCGGGCGGCTTAACTGTGTATTTCTCCATCTCGCGCCTATACTGTTCTTCGTTATCGTTTTTAATATCAACCAAATGGCAAAGGTGCCCAAAGAAAAATGTATCGATATATTTCTTGATGCCGTCAACGTCTTCCCATTCCGGCTCTGCTTGTGGTAATGGTTTTTCTTGCTCAAATTGCTTGATAAGAGTACCAAACGTGTTTTGTTCGGCGAGATCATCATTTGCATTTTGACGCGGTTGCAAATTACACGAGGCAAGCAAATCTTGGAAGGCTTTCATTGCTTCGGCTACTTTGCCGCCGCCTTGTTGAGCTTTTTGGATATTAAGTTGCGATAAGCATATAGTTCTTATCAGCTCCTCTTGCGCCTTGCTTTTACATTCGACACGCGAACGCCAATCTTCTTCTTGCTCTTCGAGCCATTCGTATTCCTCTGGTTTATGCCCGTATCCCCATTTCTTTATCATAGGCTTCGTTACAATAAACCCATCTTTATTGGTTTCTGATAAAACTATGTCATTAACCGTATGAATACGTGTAGCCTCACCCGCCTCATTGCGAACAGTATCAAGATAGCTCGTCCCACGGCTGCGTACTTGTTTTGTATTGAGCTTAGATGGATATAGAGAAACTCTCGATCTTCCAGGCTGAACGTGAACAGCCGTCATAGATGACGCCTCTAAATCATATGGGTAATCAAAAATCCCGCACCAATGATGTAGCGCGTGTTCCTCGTTTCCGCTATAAAAGTCAACAAGCGCATTGAATATGGTCTCGGCACAGCTTTTACATATTGGCATATATCCGTTGTTGCCTTGCCATAGAATAGAACTTCCCGCTTTTAGAAAGTTCCCATCTTGCCTTTGGTAGCTTTTGCCACAGCAAGTGCAGACATACTCGCGAGACGAATTGCTCTCTTGCACTCTTATCTTTGGCATTTGAAAATTGCTATTTATCTTTATGGGAGCCTTTGACAAAATCTTTGTCTGCTCCAGCATATTACCCCCGAGGGGGCGTCCTGCATTTTGTTCTGACATATTCCCTCCTCGTATTCCTTATTGTCCTTAGAACAAATCATCTACCTCGTCATCATCTTCTCTTACGACGTAGAAGTTAATTGTTGTACTTGAATCTTCATGCCCAAGTAACTGTCTGACCGACTCTACATCCTTACCATCTTCGACAACTGCTTGTGTCGCTCGGCTGGAACGCAAAGTGTGTGGATGAACCGGTCTGCCTACGATGGGAGTTATTTTAGTAGTAAACCAATTATTAAAAGTGGTTTCCCCAATCTGCCTTACCTGCCCACCATATTTCGTTACAAACATAAAGGGGCAATCATCCTCTCCACGAACATCAAGCCACTTCTTCATAGCTTCCATTGCCTCTTCGCCAAATGCGAGACGTCTTATTTTGCCGCCTTTGCAACGAATTGGTTTCGTGTAATACATCTTTATTTCGTTCTCAATGTCTTCGCCGTTCTCACCTTTTGTAAGACGGGTTTTGATTATCGGTTCAAAGTTAACTGTATCTTTTGTAAGTTGTCTACTTTCTTCTCTGCGGCACCCCGCATCAAAAGTAAATAGTATATACGCGACCATTTGATATTCGCCGCGCTCTTTCAAAACATCCACTAAATGACGAAATTCCTCTTTTGTAAGAGGAATTTTCTCCCGCACTATATTCTTTGGCGGTCTTTTGATGGATTTGTTTATGAAGTTCCTGAATGTTGGATAATCGTCGTGATAATATATTTCTATATAACCATTGAGCGAAGATATTGCCGCCCTTTTATTATTCGTATCTGACGACGAACAACCTCTGTTAACCATCCAGTTTTGAAACTTTTTATATTCAAGTGGTTTAATATCAATCTGCTTTTTGTTTTTGAGATTATCTTTAACCCATACGAACCAAATTTTTAAGTTCGACTCATAGGCTTTTCTTGATTTAGGAGAAAGCTCTACGGAATCACTTAAAAAAGATTCGACAAGGTTTCTATTAAACTCGCAGACTTCATTCCACTGCTCTTGCGTCACTGCATCAAGCTTCTTCATCCGCCCCTCCTAATAATGTTTAATCTTCTTTTATATCAAGCAACTCTGACGGAGTGAACTTTACGAAATCTCTTTCGGGTGTCGTTATCATCTCACCCGTGCCTGGATGTCTTACATTTTTTTGCTTTGCTTTCTTGTGCTTAAATGCACCGAAGCCATGTATGACAACATCTTGTTTTTCTTCGTAAAGCAACTTACCGAGTAATTCAAATGCGTTTCTGCATATCTGCTCCGCATCTTGATATGTAATACCGTATGTCTCGGCAAACCTTCTGCCGAATTGTTTTCTGTTTATCATTTCCTTGTATTCCTTTAATCAGTTATATTGAAAACTTGAATGTGGTTTGTTCCACAATTCCTTTACCGCTTTCAATGAGTAAGAACGTTGCACCGGCGTTTGAAGCCTTCCCAAGTTGTACCGAATAATCATCAATGCCGATGACTGACGGAATACTGATAACGTCGCGATTTACTCCGACCGTTTCCGTATGGGAATGGTGCATATGTCCGCCGATAAGAATATCGATATTCGTGTGGTACAAGTTACCGAAGTTATGTATTGCCGTGGCAAGATTTTTAACTTCACCGTGTATTGCAAGCACGCTATATCCCATCACTTCGTCGTAGATCAAGCCGCTCGTATTCTCTCCCATTTTGAAGTTTTGATTATCTTGCAATCTTGTCTTAATGAAGTTGCGGATAATCTCGCTCATATTATCGTCTTTGAATGTTCCTTTTGGTTGGTTCAACATACGCAACTCGGTATGATTTCCTCCCACCATTTGAAAGTCAACGCAAACGTATTCGGTAAGTTTTGCGAGCCATCTGCAAATGTAGTCTGCATATTTGATTGTTGCTTCAACGACTCCGTACCTCAATTTCATAAGCTGAGACGCACGTAGACAACCATCAAGCTCATCCCCAAGCGAATAGACTTTAATTTTTGTAAAGCCTTCTCTTTGTACTTTTGCTATTGTCTGTGCAAGCAACTCGTCCATACGCTGTTCAAAGATTTCCGGACTATATGCGTTCACAATGTCTCCGTACAAACCTTTGATTGTAAACTCTGTGCCATAATGCGTATCTCCGAAGCACAACACACCAACCGTTTCTTGATGATTGTAAGGTATAGGTGATGGTAGCGGCAGCGGCTCTAACTCTCTGACGGCTCCGCAAATTTTTTCGCAGATCAATTCATCCCTTGCTTGTTCTCTCAACCACCGATTGTATTCAAGCTTCTCGTCACTGAGTTTTTGGCGCTCTCTTCGTACTTCTTCTTTTTCAAGGCGTAGCTGTGCGAGATAGCCATCGCCCGCATTGTCAACCGATTTCTTTTCGGCAAAGTAGTCAGCTACGAACTTACCGCCGAATATTGTTTGACTCGCTTTCCTCAGCGTGTCACTATGACAATCGATTTCGTATTTGGCAACGATTTCCGCCCAATCCATATCGTTTGAACCATTGATTTTGTCTTTAATATCTTTCAAGCAGAGCTCGTATTGTTCTCTGCTAAGACCGTACTTTTGCAGTTCTTGGTCGATATCACTCAAGTCCTTATCCCTCCTTAATCTTATCTGGTAACTCCCATAGGGAGTTGTGTTTTGTTCTCTTTCCTATACGACAACAATTTTTTAATTTTTATGTGTCTAAATATGTCGTATAGTAGGGCGTTTTTTAACACCGCGTTTTTTTGACGGTGTATTTTATTGGCTTATTTTTGTAAGTTTTTTACGAAAATTCCTCGGATGACGCGGCTCTTTTGAAGGAAAAATCATAATATTTTTCGTCTCCCTCTGCGTCTTCAACGAGCATATACACACACTCCCTACTCGCTGCGACCATCTTCATAAATGTCTCATCCGGCTTACCGAACATAATCTCAAACATTAAATTTTTAATCGAGCGATTTTCCTTTTTTTCTACTTCCTTAAGAACCAGATACATGAGATATTCGTGCGATGACATTTTGCTTATGGCATTTTCACATTCTTGCTTTAATTGCATTGCTATTTCGCGTGCAAGCTGCTTGCCTATCTTATCTTTGTCGTCATACCCAATGTACGTTTCTGAGATGCGCGTCTTATAAAATTTAATCATCTCGATAATTTTATCCCGAACGGTGTTGTATGCCCCGCTTTTCCCACTCGGCTTTTTAATGATGTCCATTAAAGGAATGATGTCTTTATTGGTTAAGCGTGCTTGGCGGTAGTTTGCCGAAGATATAATCTTCTGTAAATAATCCATTGGCGTTTCAAAATATCTGTACATCGTATCTGGCGGAAGTGCGTATCCATTTTCGGTCGTAATCATCTTGAAGAACATTGGCTTCAAAGTTTTACCATCTTCCTCCAAGTGATATTTGCGCTTAAGAATGTCGATTTCCTTTCCGCTGTCTATAGTAAACTCTTTCTTAGCCTTGTCAATTTCTACGCCTGACAGTACATCCAATTTGCAAATATCCCAGTACAACTCTTTGTTTGAATCAATGCTCGTTCCACCATTAAGACGCTCCCAATACAAACTATTTAATTGTTGCGAAAGATTTACTATCTCGCCAATTTTATTGACGCTCGTTCTAACGTCGAGGTCTGCTTTGTCCTTGGAGTTGTATCTGCGTTTTGTCTTTTGTGCGCTCACACAGTTCGTAGGAACCAAGTAAACATTATAATTCTTTTGTGCCGTCTTGATCAACAACTCATTATCGGTCAACAACATTGTGTCGCTGTCCATATCTGCGCCGGATAACCTTTGCAAAATATTCTCGCCTATCGAATTGATATAAACGATTTCGTTGGTCATATTGAAATAAGTGTCGATGTCCGCATTTGCAACGTTAGTTGAGAGTAGTATGTTACCCATCGTAACGTGAGGACTACGTGAACCCAGAACAGTCTTACCATAATCGAACCTGTGGCTATGTATATTCCCTACGCCGATTTCACTCGACCCATCGAATGTTCCAATTGCTTGCTTCAACAACTCTAATCCGTTTCCGAGCAACGTTGAATAATTGCCATTGAGTAAAATGTGTCCACGTTTCAAATTACGGAAGAACCCTTTAACAATCGCATCGCGGAACTCTTTATAGATTTTTGTGCAACTGAACTTGTCGTTGATACCAAGCAACTTGAATATAATTTCGTTCTTCGTTGTCAGCGAGCTTATCTCTTCATCTTCGCCTTCATTTTTGAATGCGTAACCGATATGATAACGAAGCACGGCGGGGTCTTGTCGTATAGAGCCAACATAATCCAATGACGGTTTCAAAAGTTCTTCTACGTCTTTATATGCTAATTGCAATGTGTTCAAAAGCTGGTAGTGACATTGCACCATTCGCCCATCAAAGAAGTGAGTTTCCTTTTCATATTTAACAACGCCGAATGTGTGTTCTATGTTTGCAAGCCAGTCTTCCATACTGCCGAACTTCAAATACTTAACGCTGCTCGGAGTGGTT